CGACCCCCTGCCATAGCTTCGCCCACGGAAACGGAAGCAAGGCAAATGCAGTGCATAACGTGCTAAACGGGGAGTAGGTAGTCTCGGAAACAGCACAAAGACATACGAGGAATTTTCAACCCGGATATAAAAAACAGATATGTCTGAAACATATCTGCTTATCTGTCTTTGGCCGGATTGTATCTTGCTATCGGTAGCCAATAATTTCAAAATACTGCGAGCCGTAAATCCTTTGCCGTAGGCGGCGGTTATTTCCATTTTGGAAACAACCGATTCTGTATCGGGATTTTCAGCGTTCGACCGTTCCCAATGGCATATATTTATTCTAATTGGATATCCCATTTTGTGATTTCGAATTCGAGGTCACAAATTGCGGCCTCAAACCGATTGCGAACCGTCGGATCATTCTGTCGTATCCGCCTCCGGGTGTTCGATCCCTTCGGCTGTTTTTTCGGCCAATACCTGTTTTGCCGTGAGCGGCGATACGATTCTTTTTCCGGTCTGGGCTTCGATCTCGCGGCGGGTATTCCCGGCGATACGTCCGCCCTGTGCGGTCGTCCGCGGTTTTCGCTCTTTCGAAATTTCGGTGGTCGTCGCTTCGGCAAGCATGTTGAGCACCAGCTCCAGATTGGTCATGTTGTCGCGCAGGCTTTCGGTTTTCAGTCCCTTGTACTGCTTGTACTGGCGCGTGGTCATACCCGACCAGCCCAGCGTAATAATATCGGTCAGCGTGGCGTATTCCTGTCCCTTTTTGATACCGCGGCGTTCCCATTCGTCGGTCAGTTCCTTGCGTACCTCGATGGATTTTAGCCGCTGGTTGATCCAGTTCTCGGAATAGCCTTTGCGATGGTAGTATTCCAGCATCCGGTCGATGCCTTGTTCCGGGTCGTCGATCTCCTCCAGCCGTTCGCGGGCAAGCGAAGAGAGCCACAACTTGAACGGCTCGGCCTTCGGCGAGGGAATCGACTGCACCAGTCGGAAAAGCTGCTCTACGTCAGCCACATCGGTTAGGCGCATCTTGCCATCCGGAGCGGTCATTTTCAAACCGTGACAATTTGTCACGGTTTCATTCCCTTCAGCTTTCAGCCGTTGTTTGAGTTTGCGCCAGTAGGCTGCGGCATCTTTACTTTCGGTCAAAACTGCGATAACATCGACAATCGAAACGTACCACTTGCCCGCTTCGTCGTCCCAGACGGTGCGTACCTTACGCTCTTCAAAAAGTTGTATCGCTTGCTTTTGGGTCATGGCTCTTTTTACTTTGATTGCTTAAAACCGATGGGCCGGGGCTGTTTGCGGGCCTTTGGAACTTTGACCGACAGGGCTGCGATGGCCTCGTAGATGTTGTCAAGCTCCTTGCGCATGTCTTCCGAAAGGTCGTTCACCGCTTCGGCGTTGTCCTCGTCCGCCCGTTCCAACAGGGTCAGTTTCGCACGGATTTCGGACAGCTCGGCCGTCATAGTCGAGGTTGTCATAATGTAGTTGCGCATGGCGACGAAAGCATCCATAATCCGAATACTGACTTGTATGGCTGTCGGGCTGCGTAGCACGGCAGAAAGCATGGAGACCCCTTGTTCGGTAAAAGCATAAGGACGTTTTCGTGTGCCGCCCCAACTTGATGTTCCATTTTGGAATATCAAAAATTCCTGTTCTGTCAGTTGAAACATGAACCGTTCCGGAAAACGTTCGATATTTCGCTTTACAGCTTTATTCAGGTTGCCGGTCGTAACGCCGTAAAGCTCGGCCAAATCCCGGTCGAGCATCACGCGCTGGCCGCGTATTTCGTAGATTTTGCTTTGGATCGTAGCGAGTTCTTCCATCGGTTCGGGTCAAAATGAACGGTTATTTCTCTTCCTTCGGGAGTTTGAACCCGATGGGCCGGGGCTGTTTGCGGGCCTCGGGCACTTTGACCGACAGGGCCGCGATGGCCTCGTAGATGTTGTCCAGCTCCTTGCGCATGTCTTCCGAAAGGTCGTTCACCGCCTCGGCATTGTCCTCGTCCGCCCGCTCCAGCAGAGCCAGCTTCGCCCGGATTTCAGCCAATTCCGAAGTAACGGTTGTAGCTGTCGTAATATAATTGCGCATGGCGACAAATGCTTTCATAATAGAGATACTTACTTGTATTGCCATTCCACTGCGCAATACCGCAGAAAGCATCGCAACTCCCTGTTCGGTAAAAGCATAAGGTAGGGATGTCTTCGGCCGCTTCACTCTGGATGTCGTCACAAATTGTGATGACATATTTTTCCATTCAATTTCGGAAATGCGGAACATGAACTCTTCCGGAAATCGTTCGATGTTACGTTTTACGGCCTGATTCAATGCACTGGTCGTAACTTGGTAGAGCGCCGCAAGGTCGAAGTCGAGCATCACGCGCTGGCCGCGGATTTCGTAGATTTTGCTCTGGATCGTAGTGAGTTCTTCCATCAATAAGTTTGGGCAAGTTCTTTCCTTCAACACAAATATAGTCGCTTTTTTGCAAAAAGAAAGACGAAACCGCTCCGTTTCGTCTTTTCTATTCTTTTTTCGCAGGATAATTTATCGGTGCGAAGAATTCAGCGATTGTGATGTTATATAATTTACAGAGTTTCAGTATAGATTGTGTGTTTGGAATGGAGGTTCCTGATTCATACCGAGAAATATCTAAATGTGTAAACTCAATAACTTCTTCTTGAGAATACCCATGATCCGAACGTAATTGTTGCATACGTTCTATCAAGAGCCGTTGAAAAGTAGTATCTCTATATTTGGGAACCTTTGTTCGCATTTTTTGCAAAGGAAAGGTGATGTCTAAAATTTTATACACGTGATTTCACGTGTATTCGAAAAATTTGATTATATTTGCATACGTGGATTTCTAAATACAGAAATTATGCTACATTTGCGATTGAATAGTTCGGCGTAGCCGACGGACATAATCATAAAGGGTAAACAACTCTTTATACCTACTTGTAAACTTGGAGACCTCTTCGGAGGATGTTTAATCAGATGGTATAATGGTTGTCAGCTCCGGTTATGTCCTGTTTGTTATTTGCAAGCAGGGCTTGACTGGGGCGCAGGACAGCTTCCATCTGAAGGTAACTCCAAGACCGACAAGTAGGGGCTGACACCGCGCCCCCTTTTTATTTTCTGCGGGCGCATCATCCACTAACCCGAAACCGTCATGCACCGCCATTCGCCGAATACATTACATCATACGGATTGCACCCGCCGAGCGACCGCCGGCAGGCGGAATCGGTATATCTTTGCAGCAGCGTTTGTTTTGGACCCTAATACTATCGAAATTATAAATATGATACCGATTCGCTGATTTACCATCGGTTTTTCTGTCTGCTGGCAGAGAAAGATAGTTTTTTACGGGGCGGCCGCGCCCGTTGCACCCTGCCCTGGTTTCAACTATCGCACCACCGAACACATAAAAACATACCGAAAATCAGCCGACGAACCGTTCCGTGGCTGAATCCCGACTCGAATTAATAACACGGATGCGGCCGATATACGACTGAATTCTTCATGGAATCTGTGTGAAGTTGCGTCACTATCCATCGTATGTCTCTGCATCCGTTTTCATATCCGGAAATTGTCTCCGACAATAAGTCCGAACCGGCTCTACCCGTATTCGGACTAATGGAAGCGCGTATTTACAAGGGAGAATACACATCGGCTGAGATGATCGTCTTAAAATCTCTTGACATTCATTACAAGCCGATGGCTTCCATTCCTTTTCATTTATTGTAGATATAGCAGCATAATTATAACATTCACCAGATAATCTTTTAGCGGTGTCCGAAGCAAGAAATTTGCCCGCTGAATCTCCGAAGTAACCTGCCGGACGGTCAGGTTGAATTTTTCCGCAATTTGATGGTAAGTCATATCTTCCAGACGGCTTGCCAAAAATACATTACGAGTAAGAGACGGCATTTTGGCCAGTTCGCGCCGGTAAATCTCGATTATCTCGGATTGGAACAGTTTGCCGATCTGTTCTTCGTTAGATAATGTATTGATACTCGATTCGATCCGCCATTGTTCTTTTCTATAAAGTTCGCTTTGAGCTTTGAGCATGGATTTCCGCTTACGCAGGTATGAAATACAGCGAGTCCTGACGTAATTGTAAATATAACCTTTGATATTCACGTCGAATTCAAGGTGATCCCGGTGTTCCCACAAATACATGAAGCCATCGGTCGTAATATCCGTTGCCATCTCCATATCATTTATATAGGAGTATGCGATTCGGATAAAACGCTCCTTGTCGTTGAACAGCCTGTCGAACTCTTCGGCTGTCAATATTTTCGTCGGCTTCCCCATCGCAATCTTTCGATACTGTTTCCAAAGATAGCAATTATTCCCGAAAATGCAAGTCGAGAATTCATCCCCGGTTTTTCGTTTCCGATGTTTTGAAAGCGCCTGCAAAAAAGAAATGAAAATATTTTTGAAACAAAATAAGGTTCCGGGAAGCAAATGCAGGCGATCAATACACTCATTGTCAATACATTGGCTAAATAAATAATTTTACATTATTATTAAATATATTTATTTATAAAAAAGGCTGTAATGTAAGGGGCAGAACGAAAACTCCAAAAGGGATAAAAGAGATGAAACGATTGTAAAGTAGATAGTTAGGATAGAACGGTCAAATTTCGGCTGCGTAATTTACCGTAATTTCAGTGCAGGAATTTCAAGGCGAAACGCCCCAATTCAATGCGTAACCGCAATATTCAGTGGTAATTCACCACAAAAACAGGCCCGCACAGCCATTTAAACGTGGTTTGTGCGGGCTTTATAGTATAATGACCGACTGTCCCCTATTTAAGCGAGTTCAGGCGCAGCGACGCCTTGATAAAAGCAAGCGCCCGGATGCGGTTGATGTGTATCTCCATCGGTTTGTGGTGCTCGTTATAGCTGACCAGCACGATGTGATCCGGTGTATCTGATTTTTGCAGGTATTTCACCGAAACGTACTCGTCTCCGTCAATGTCAAACGAAATCAGATACATTTCACCCCATATAATGCTGTGCATGATGTCATGTACCTGCTTGTAAAATACGATGTCACCGCTTTTCAGCAGCGGGTACATCGAATCCCCTACGATACGCAATCCTCCGTCGCATTTGGGGATCAGTGTCGTCTCCATGACCTCGACGATCGACTGGCTGTATTGGTCTGCAAACAACGGAACAAGGCCAGCGACGGCCTCCATGTCATATATAGGTATCTGCTGGCGGTCAATCAGACGATCGGTTCGCAGTTTGAAAACCTTATCTACGGTAACATCGGCGACATTCTCCTCGAAAGTTTCCTCACCTTTCGGGTATTCGGGATTTGTCCCTAAATTTTGGAGTTTTCGTATTGGGACATTTTGGGGGACAACTTTGGGTGCATTTATATTGTCCCTAAATTTTGGAGTTTTGGTAAGCAAAATTTCTCCTTCTCCAGTCAACAGCCAAATAGGATTTACATCGTTATAATACGAGAGAAATCTCAATAGATTTTCTTCGGAGATACCATTTGGTTGGCTTAAAACACCGTTTGTTGTTCCAGTATCTCTATAAAAAGCATATTTTGTAATACCTTTCAATTCAAGGTATTGCAAAATTCTGCGTTTTATAACTGAAAAATCTCTCTTATTTTGTTGCATAATTGAGATAACTCTATTATATTTGCGTAAAGTTTACAACACAAAAGTATTCAATTTTTTTGATTATGAGCACAGAAAACCGAGAAAAACGACTTGAGGCCATTCGGAACGGTCTCCGGCGCGGGGATAAGAAGCATATCGCCCGCCTCGCAGGCGTGCATCCGGTGTGGGTCTCCTACGTGATCATGGGACGCGGAGTAAGTGAGCGAGTTCTGACGATCGCCGAGAGGGTGATCGCCGAACGGACCGAGGGTGCCAGGAAACAACAAAATTTATTCTGACTGTGAAAGTCATCGTCACCTTTTCGGGCGGGAAAGACAGCCTTGCGGCGCTGTTGTGGACCCGGGAACATATCACCAAGAACTTCACGACCGTATTCTGCGATACAGGTTGGGAACATCCGCTGACTTACGAGTACATCCACCGTATCGCCGACAAGTTGCATCTCGACCTGGTAACGCTGAAGTCGAAAAAATACGACGGGATGGTCGATCTTGCGCGGCAGAAAAAGCGTTGGCCCTCGACGCGGGCACGGTTCTGCACGGTAGAACTCAAAACCAAGCCGACGATCGATTACGTGCTGGACGAAGTTCAGGACAATATGCTGATGATTCAAGGCATCCGGGCGGCAGAATCGGCCAGCCGTGCCAAGATGTCGGCGCAATGTAGGTATTTCAAGTACTATTTCGAGCCTTATGGATACGACAAAAACGGCAAACCGAAGACACACACCTATCGCGGCAAGGAGGTACGATTATTCCGGGCGCAGTTCGCCGATGATCTGCTGCGGCCCGTCTTCGATTGGTCGGCGCAGCAGGTGATTGATTATATCCTCGCCGCTGGACTGGAGCCGAACCCGCTTTATCGAATGGGGTATAAGCGTGTCGGTTGTTGGCCGTGCGTTATGGCAAATCAGCGGGACATCCTGAACATCGCTCGGCAATCCCCGGAGCGGATCGAGCAAATAGCCGCTCTTGAAACGGAGTTTAATTCGTCGTTTTTCGGCCCGGACAAGATACCCGCCCACGCGATCACCAGCGGCGAGAAATACGGTAATATCTATGACGTGGTTCGCTATGTCAAATGGCAGAACGCCACAGGCAGTTTGTTCGACGACGACACGGCGACCAGCTGCATGAGCTATTACGGATTATGCGAATAGGTTTGGTTGACATAGACGGGCACAATTTCCCGAATCTCGCGCTGATGAAGCTGTCGGCATGGCATAAGAAGCAGGGCGATAGGGTGGAGTTCGCGGACCCGATGTTCGGATGTTACGACCGGGTTTACATGTCGAAGGTCTTCACCTTCACGGCCGATTGTCCGGACATCTACCATTGCGAGGTAATCCGGGGCGGAACGGGATTCCGGGACTATACGACGATACTGCCCGAGGAGATCGAGCATATTTGCCCGGATTATTCGCTGTACGGAGTGAACGAAGCCTATGGTTTTCTGACCCGTGGTTGCCCGAACTGTTGCCCGTGGTGCATCGTTCCGCACAAGGAGGGAGCCATCCGGCCAGCGTCCCCGCTCCGGGAGTTCCTCGGCGATAAGCGTCTGGCCGTGTTGCTCGACAACAACGTGCTGGCGTCGGAGTTCGGATTTGAACAGATCGAGGAGATTGTCCGCATGGGGATCGCAGTCGATTTCAATCAAGGGCTGGATGCCCGGAGGGCGTGCGATGATCCCTACATCCTCGACCTGCTGGCACGGGTGAAATGGATTCGGCATATTCGGTTCGCCTGCGACCGGATGTCCCAACTGGAGGCGGTTACAAAGTGTGTCAAAGAGTTGGGGCGCCGAGGCATCAAGCCATATCGCATTTTCGTCTACTGTCTGATACAAGATGTCGATGAATCATTGGAGCGGATCAACGCCCTGCGCAAGCTGAAAGTCTGCCCGTTTGCCCAGCCTTACCGGGATTTCGATAATAACATCGAGCCGACAAGAGAGCAACGACGGCTGGCGCATTGGTGCAATAAAAAATCTGTCTTTTATAGTTGCGAATTTAAAGATTTCAAGGGATGAAAACACGTCTACTAAAACGCCTACGGCAACGTCATAGTACCGCAGGTGGCCTTGCAGATATTCGAAACGATAAACATAATCAAGTACTATATGATTATCCCGTGAACGCGCAGGCGTTGTTTCGGAGCGATACCGACACGGGAGCAACCTTACCGCAGGAAGCGGACATACGGTGAATACGGCCAAAGGCCGGGCGAATGTCGCCATGATGCGGGCCGGGGAATACGCCCCGGCCCATAGTAGGGCAAAAATAAGGTTTTAAACGGATTTAAACACGATTTTAATGATCCTGCCAAACGACATACTGATACGCGCGACCTCCGACGGGCAAACCGTCTGGGTGTCGCAGCGTATGGTATGCGAGGTATGCGACATTCCCGAGGAAACGCTTCGTAAAGGGATAAAGCGCTACAAATCCTCCCTTCCTCCCTCGTGGCGGAAGGTTGCCGATCAGTCGGATTTCTTCCTGGGCAAAAAGGAGGGCAAGGCCTGGCGTTGGGGCCGCAAGGGCGGGCAGTACTACTACGATTACGACCATATCCCGAACCGGAAACCGACCTGCTACCGGGACATGCTGCCCTCGAAAGAGGAGCTGATCGGCGCCGTCGAGGGGCAGAACCTTCGGGGCAGCCGCGAGCGCCAGGCCGAACAGCGTCGGATGATCCGGGAACAGGTGCAGCTTCTGATCGACAATACCGACATTGCCTATTACGAGGAGTACAAGGTCGGAGACCTGGCGGTCTACACGCAGGATAAGGCCCGGCAGATGGCTGTTTCTGTCGCCTGGTGCCGTTTTCTGAAACGTGCCCTGTCTCGGAACGAATACAAGCGGCTCGGATTCCCTACGCAGGCCGATTTCCTCGTTCTGTGTGTCGATCTTCTCGCCGAAGCGTCCCTCGAGGGGCTGCGGATCAAGAACGCTGACAGTTTGCGCAAGAAGATCGGCGGCATTCCGGAGGACCCCGGCCAGCTCCGGGAGTGGCTCGTCTCGGGCAAATACGGCAACGATAACCGCCGGATCATCGGCAAGTTCGAACTGGTAGACTACACCACGGGCGAGGTGATGAAGATGGACGCCCACGAGGCGGCGATCATGACCTACTGGCTGAATCCCGGAGGCTCGGAGAAAGACACCAAGCGGGAGCTGTGGCAGCTCTATGCGGGGGACATGGAGGCGATGGGTATTGTTCCCGTGAAGCCTTCGACGTTCAACCACTACACGAACACCTGGAGCCGGAAGATGCTTTCGGCGAAGGAACGCCACGGCAAAAAGCATTTCAAAGATACCTATCGGCCCTATGTTCCTGCCAAACCGCTCGAGTTCGCTAACTCGCTGTGGGCCTCCGACGGTTCGGGCGTCGTACCATACCGCTATCAGGACCAATATGGCAAGTGGCGCATGATGAAGATATACGTGATGCTGATCTCGGATGTCGGCAGCCGCTACATCGCAGGCTATTCCGTGAGCCGGAAAGGTTTGCACCTCGAGGACGGCACGATGCTGCGGCAGGCGATGCGCATGGCGCTCGTCGACAACGGCAAGACCGAGGTGCTGGACTTCATCAGCGACAACCACGGCGCCTATACGGGCGAAGCCTCGAAGGCTTACCTGCAGCGCGTTTGCCGGAACTTTCGCACGATCGCACCGGGGAACTCTCAAGCGAACCCCGCCGAGGCCATGTTCCGGTTGTTTAAACGCCGTTTCAAGAGTTATTTCAAACTGCCTGAGACCTCGTGGAACGCCAGGAGCCTCGAAAGCATGGCGAATCCGGACTACTACGACATCATGGCCCTGCCGACCTATACGGAAGCTATCGAGAAACTGACGGTCGCCATCCGTGAATGGAACAACACGCGCCTGGAAAATGAACTCACTCCTTCGGAATGGTTTCATACACTGAAGAACGACCGGGCCGGACAATATACCGATCGGCAATACCGCCGGATCACGGGTGAAATGTCGAAGCGGGATTTAAGCTATCTACGGTCGATTTTGACACTCGAACGCGACGGCAAGGAGTACAAGTTCGACATCCCGACGGATGCTGGCACTGTGGCCCTGATCGCGCAGCACATGGGGTATGCTTCATCGTTCAAAACGCATGTCTATTGGAACTCCGAAGGGGCTGATGTCTACACGACCGACGAGGTTTACATGTTCACCTGTTCGCCTGCACCGCTGGCGTCGAAGTCCATGACCGAAGCAACCCCCGACAGTCTCCGGGCCCTGGCTTACTACAACCGCAAAGGTGCAGAGTTCGAGGAGATGGTCGACGGGTTCGTCGAGGATGTCGAAGCGGCAAAGGCGGTCATGGTCCGCGGCTATGACTTCAACATCCGGGACAACGCCACCAAGGAGGATTACAACGCCATGCACGAGCAGATCAGCGCCGCCGAATATGAACGGGGCCGTGCGAAGCTGGAGGCCAAGAAACAACGCGCCCGGGAGCGGGAGCGAAAGAAGGTAGACCAGGTCCAACAGCAGGCAGTGATCGACTACCACAAAAATCACATTTCCGATTTGTCAAAATACATCAAATAACCGCCTTATGGAAAAAATCAAAAAAGACGAAATCATTACTGCCGCCAAGCAGTACATGCAGCGGCACGGCATGTCGCAGAATGCCTTGGCGAAGACTTGCGGAATCAGCGCGTCGTATCTTTCCAACCTGCTGAACGGGGTCTATGAATACAAATCCGGCCCTGACAAGGTTACGGAGATCGCCGACCGCTATTTCATTACGCTTGCATCGGTGATCGGCTTCGAGATCGAGCAAACCTTTTGGAAGGTAGAGCCTACGCCGCAGTTTGTGATCGCCATCTCGGCTCTCGAACGTGCGCATCTGAACTGCACCGCACGTTTCGGCGGCGTGAAGATGATCATCGGCGAAAAAGGCTGCGGCAAGACCACGGCGATCGACCAGTACTGCAAGGCCAATCCGACCAACACGTTTCGTGTGACGATCAACGCCGAGGACGGCATCCGAGACATCCTCGAGGAGATCGGTCGCTTGCTCGACCTCGACCTGCCGATGCAGAAAGGTGCACGCCTGCGCCTGATCGGTTCCGAGTTCCGGCGCCGTGCGCTGTGCGGGGAGCGCAACATGCTGATCCTCGACGAGGGTGAGAACACCAAACTGCCGGGTATCCGGGCCTATAAAGCCATCTATGACATGATCAAGGGATATGCGGCCTTTGCGATCGCCGGAACCGCCGATCTGCTGAAACTGCTCGACAGGCTCGAACTGCGCGGTGTCAACGGCGTTCCGCAGTTCAAAAGCCGGATGAAGGCGAACACGATTATTCTGCCGCCGATCGACCGGAAATTCGAGAACTTCATGTATAAGGTCAAGGATGAAAACCTCCGCAAAATCCTCGTCGAGCTCTGCACCGATTACCGGGAGCTTAACGATTACCTCGAGCCTGCGATCATCGCCGCGCACAAGGACGGCGTGGCGCTCACGGACGACTATTTCAGAACCATGTACGGCATAATGAAAAACAACAACAATGGGACAGCAAAACGGTATTAAAATCAGCCCGGAACTGATCGCGGAATTGCGCAGGTTTGCCGGGACAGTCGCCCAAACCGGGGCAAGCATCAACGAGATTATGAGTGTCGCGGATGCAATGCGGCAGACCTTCCTCGACAATTATTCGAAGGAGGCCCTGAAAGCGATCAAAACCATCAAATCGTAATCAGTATGCCCGAGATCATCGAACTAACCAAATCATCGGCGGCAAGCCTGGACTGTCTTTCATACATGATTGACAAGCGCCGTAAGAACATACTGATCGCGGAGACCTATCTGAAGTTGCACAGGCAGAATCTCTCCCCGGAGCGGATCGCGCAGATCGAGCAAGACCTGGAAGACATGCGTTTTGGCTTGCACAACATGGAGACCGACTATTGCAGCATCGCCGGGGAACCTTACACTGACAAACGTAATTCTTAATCAATATCACTATGAAAGACGAACTGAAAGACATGACCGCCGACCAACTGGAACAGCTGCTCGAGCAGAAGCGGGCCGAGGAGCGCCAGGCCGCAGACAAACGGCGCCGGGACTATGAGGAGACGCGGGCCGACTTCGTGAAGCGTATGGCAGCCGAAACCCGCAATATCACTGGCCGGGTGCGCGAGTTCTACGACCTGGTTGTGGCCGAGACCGATGCTTTCCGAAAAATCATGCAGGAGTACGGAGCCACGCGCCGGGACGACCAGCTCGGCTACTCGGTGCAGGAGGGAGACTTCCGCCTCGAGGTGAAATGCAATCGGGTAAAATGCTTTGACGAACGGGCCGACGTGGCCGCCGCCCGGCTGATCGACTTCCTGAAGGCATGGATCGGCGGACGGGAGAAAGGGGCCGACGATCCGATGTACCAGTTGGCAATGACGCTCCTGGAGCGTAACCGCAAGGGCGATCTGGACTACAAGTCCATCAGCAAACTGTATGATCTCGAGGCGCAGTTCAACGATCCCGAATACTCGGAGATCATGCAGTTGTTTAAGGAGAGCAACGTCGTTAACGGCACCGCCATAAACTTCTACTTCCACCAGCGCGACGAGCGCGGTGTATGGCACAGGATCGAGCCGTCATTTAACCGGATGTAAGCCATGACTATCAGACCTTCCATATCCCTATTTATCATCTACCTGGGGCTCAAATTGGCTGATGCGGTCGATTGGTCGTGGTGGTGGGTAACATGTCCGTTGTGGATCGACGCTCTTTTTCACCTTATCCTTTTTGTTTGGGCTTTCTGTAGGGCGATTCGCAAACAGCTACGATCCTAATTCCCGAACGGTTTTCTGCGGCGGTTCGATTCCGCCGCCGGGAGCAACATGATTAAATTAAATATTGTAACAAAATGACCGAATTCGAACGCGGCGCAAAGGTTCGCCGGATCAATACTCTGATGTCGGCCTGCCGCCTGATCCCCAACCGGACGGACATCCTGGCGTTGTGGGATGCCCGCAGCTATGACGAACTTACCGACAATGAGATCGTCGCCCTGCAGGCATATATGGAGTTTGCCCACCGGGCCAAGACGACCCCGGCCACTGATGCGATCCGGCGTCTCCGGTCGCAGGTCCTGGCACACCTGACAAAACTCGGGATGTACGCTTCGCCCGAGGACTGGACGAAGGTGAACCGTTTCCTGCTGCAGCGGCGGATATGCGGGCGTCTGCTCTATATGCTCGATGCACAGGAACTGCAAGCGCTGGTGCGCAAACTGCGGGCCATCGGAGACAAGAAACCCGCCACGACCTCACGGCCTTCGGTTCAGGTGACGCCGATCTACATCATTCCGGGAGGCGGTCCGACCGTGGTGAACTGACATAAAAAAGCCCTGCAATATTGCTATCACAAGGCCGACCTGCTACAAAGATAGTCAATAATTGCGGAAAATGGCATACAACAACAAAAATCACATCCGAAAACGTGAGCATGCGGTGCGGATCACGAAGCAGTACTATGAACCCGGGCGGCAGGATAGGTGTCTGAAATGGGTGTGGAAAAAGTACATCTACGACCAGTTTCATGTCGAATATGCTGCCTATTTGTCCTGGCTCCGCAAAGAACGCGAACGCACGCAGCAGGACATCCGACAACCAACTCTGTTCGATTGATTTTATTCAGGGCTTTCGATCTGCTTCAGGTTGAAAGCCTTGTATTTTTCCAATTCACTCACAACCTCCGGATACTTTATTGGTAAACCGTCAATGAAACGATCAATGTCTTCTATTAAGTATTGCCGTCGCTTTAGGATAGCTGATTTCCGCACCAGTTGAGCGATGGCACTTTCCCAGTAGCGGCGGTAGTTTGAGGCGAGAGAACAGTATTTCTCACGGATCATCTCGTCAATATCCATTTTATCAGGGTGTTCAAGGTGTTCAAATTCCTGCGGGGTGATGGTTGTCCGCCAATTCGTCTCAAATTCGTTGATCCCTTTTTTTAGAATTGCAGAATAGTTGGACTGTCCGGATAGCCCTTTGAGTTCTTCAATGATATTACGAAGATTTTCCGCTTTCTTGAGTAGTGTGTGGTCCGAATTACACTCTTGAAACTCGCGCATAGAGGCAAGTGCAACGTGTACGGTCAGCCAATGATCCCGGGAACTGCTCGGATTACATTGAACTGCAGGGGTTATCAAAGTCGGAGTATGCTCTTTCGGTTTAGGGGTGTTGACGGGAGTTGTCAAGATTTTCCAAATTTTGCTCCAGTTGGACATATACGCTTGTTTTGTTTCAAAAATAGTAAAAAAAGCAATCTTATGCGAAACAGCCCGGCAAATTGCCGGGCTGTTTCGTTACGAGCGTTCCGTGGTGATGTCGATCTGGACGCCTTCGGCCTTTTTTCGCGGCTTATAGGCTGCGTTGTCCGTCCCGCCGAACCGGAACTGCATGACGTATTCACGGATCGCATCTTCACGTTTCACCCGCCGCAGGGATGTGCGCGTAAGGCCCGAAAACCCCTCTCCGGAGAGTCCCTGCAACTGGGTGTAGATCAACCGCAGCAGGACGAACATGCGGAATGCTTTGTTACGGTTCGGTGCGAGGGCTGAAATGTTTACGGGATCGAAGTGCGCTACCCGTACGGTCAGGATCGCCTCGCCCAGTTGCACCTTTCGCGTGCAGTCCGAGAACTCGGCCTCGGCAATGTCGATCAGCACGCACGGGAAATTGACGGGCGGCCGCTCGTTGTAGAAATCCAGCTGTCCCCAATCCTCGGCCAGATAGGCGATCTTCTCGGGGAGCAGTTCCAGCAGTCGGTCCTGGACTGCGATCATTGCATTTTCAATCATTTTAAAGACGTTTAAACGGTGTTTTACCGAGGTTGCAGGACTTTTGCGAGTTCCCGGAAAGCGCTCTGCAGGTTTTGGTGTATAACCTCCCGTACCGCCTGCCGGACACGGGGATGGTCGCCGATAAATTGGCGTTGTGGAATTGTTATATGATCCTTTTTTGTCAAAGCCATATTTTTCCAGAACTGCGCCTTCGCTGACAGCATTCGATTACGCTGGGTGTTGCTGGCCTGTCGTTTCTTGGCAGAGGTGGTAATGCCTCCGGCGTTTTGGCAGTACATGGCCCAAAAGAATTTTCGCATCCGGGGTGTGATCTTGATCTTTCCGCCCCGGTTGTGCAGCCCCATGTAGGGCGTATCGGTCGAGAACTCGACGCCGTTCTGCCGGATGGTCCCCCGAAAACTGCGCCGTCCGCGTCCCGTCACCTGCAGGAGCGATCCGCGTCCGCCGGGATAGGACCGATCCGGCCAGGGGCGGTCAAAGAATGCCCGCCGTTCGAAGTTGCGGTCGAACTCGTCGAGCAGTTCGACCTTCAGGTCGGTCAGGATTTTTCGCTTCAGATCAAATAATTTCGGCATTTCATTTGCTTTTCGCGTTTTAAAACGTTATTTTTGCGCAAAGCGCAAACTTTTATGAAACATCTGATTGACATAGAAAAGGAGCAACCTTATCAGTGTGAGGATTGTCGGCATTTCAAAGGAGGTATTCGGTGCGCCGCATTCGACGTGATTCCAATGTCGATATACGATAATGCCGAATCTCACAATAAGGTACTCGAAGGGCAGCATGGTAGCTATGTCTTCGAAACAGACAAGCCTCGTGAAACAATGCGCGTATATGAAGTTGCAGATATTTAGTTCTGCTTTTTCGCATCGTATTTTCGGTTTATAAGTTCACCTACCGCGACTGCCAAAGGTCGCGGTTTTTCGTTATTCCGATACTCGCTCCACGCTTCGGCAATAAATTCCTTTTGCGGCGTGTAATTGGACTTACGGAAGAAAGAGGTGCAATACGCATATGCCGACAGGTTATCGGCGATGAATCGTTCTCCTTGAGCTTTGGCCGGATTGTAGATAGCCAAAAAATCCGGATCAGTGTACAGCGAAAGCATTTCGTCTATTTTATGCCCAAGTTCATGGTCAAAAACGGCTTTAACCGTGTCACAACCTACCGGATGAAATTTGTGCTGCACATCATACTCCAGTTGCTTCTTGACCTTAGTCCCAGCCCAAGTGGAATTAAAAGCCAAACCATTCAATGCGTATTCAGTAAAATTCTTTGATGAATAGGCATACGTAGAGGAACTGCATCCGGCCATGCGTTTCGCCCAGTTCTTGGCATACTTACGCAATACGTCATCTTGCATCCCGGGATTTAGTTTACATAGCTCTGTGTATTTTACATCCTCCAGTGCTGCCACGCGCCCTTTTACTGACCCTACGAATTTGATTTTATCGCGAAGTTCCGGAAAATCTGTAAAATGGTGTGATACGCAAGCAAATATTTCCTGTACCTGCGCCATGTCGGATTTTTTAAATCCGTCGAGGCGGCATTTTACACCGAGCTGTGTGCGGAACGCTTCCTCGGCCTCGGCAATCGTCTTGGCAGCAAACCCATTTTTAACCTCCCGCTTGTCGGCCATATCGGTTATTACCGTTTTTGCCTGGATTGAAAGGTTGTAATACGGATGGTGTTTCGGGAAAATCACTCTATCCATGCCGGGATTGAAACGGAACATTTCAGCGCGGTTACGTCCCTGACTGTCGAGGTCCGTGGTCGCTTCGCGTACAAGCTGTGAAACCTCGTTCCGATCGGTGTAATCGTATTTGCCCTTGCGTACCTGCACGACCCGGCACCGACATTTCCATCCGTTCGGCGGCATGATCTCCGACCAGCACGGATCGTCCTGCGGACGGGTCAGTCCTTCGAGCTTCGCATGCGCAGGCCGTACTTTACCGTCGTTGGCCGTGCGGTACTGCAGATCGTAATCATTCCCGTCTCGCTCGATTTCGGCCCATTGTGCCGCTGATTGCGCGGAATGTACGGCGAACTCGTACTCGGCTTCCAGGTAGCGCTCGTTGTACTCGGGATGTATCTGCTTCACCTCCTCGAAAAACTTGCTGAACGGTTTGATCTGTCCCTGATCATCCCGCAAGAGCTGCGAAGCCTCACGCAGTTCGTGGTAGGTCTTACAACCCGAGAATACGAACACGTCGCGCCCGAGTTTGTCGGCTGTCTCCTGCGGTATCTCGTGCTCCTTCAGCCCGAGGTCAACCCCTTCCATCAGGGCGTCGGTTATTTCGTCGATCAGCGTCCGGATCGGCTGATCCTCGAGCATGTCGGGACGAAAGTCCCCGGCCTTTTGCAAGTGCTTTGCGGCGTTTCGGAACGTCGACAGACGCACGACAGGCTTTTTGTCTTTGCCGCCCTCCGCTGCCAGCATCACCGGATCACCCAGTCCGTAGACCGCCGCCAGTCTTTCGTGCAGCCCCCTGTACGCGATCAGGGGGCGGTTGCGAAAAAATCGACTTCCCGGGGCTGCGGCACGGACAGCTGTCCCGGCACGGTGAAGGCCTTATCGGTGCAGACGATGCCGAACTTCTCCTCGATCCAGTCGTTCGGCACGTCCTTGAACTGAAGGAGCTGCACGACCATCGCCCACAGTTTTTCGACGTCCTCCTCCTGCTGCCAGGAAAACACGCTTCCCTCGGGCAGAATGCCTATGTACACCAGAGCGGGGATCACCGTGGAGTTCCAATATCCCGCCAGCATCTTACGGTCCGCCATCACCAGCTTCTCGAACAGCCGGATGCTGCTCTCCTCTTTGGAGCGGTTGCCGTTCACGGTGTCCTGTCCGATCACGGCTCCGTTCACCAGCACCGAGACCGCCTCCTTGCACAGGGCGATCAGGTTGTTGTAGACATCGCCGTTGGTGTCGGCTCCCTTTGCAAACTGGAACTCCTCCGTGCGGTCGATGATGAAGTAGGCCGCCGCCCCCATGTCGCGCAGCATGGCCTCGGCGCGGTCGAGCATGGCGGGGTCCTGCGTGTCGGTCTTCATAAACCGGGGCGGGATGCCGTATATCTCGCAGAGCTCCGACCAGCAGGATTGCGCGAAGCGCATGAACAGCACGTGCGGCACGGCCTTGTTCAGCAGTCCGTAGTCGTGATCCTTGCCGAACTCCAGGATGAAGTTCCCAAACTCCCGGACCTCGCGGTACTGGAGGCCTTTACTGTCGTCTTCCCGGAACAGCAGCATCCCCTTCTCGGGAATCACGTTCTGCCGGGGCAGCAGGGTGACGGCCACGGGTTCGGTTGTGTTCCCGGTCGTCGTGAGTTCCACGAGCGTATGACCGTACATCACGCTGTCGAGGATGTGGGTGTTGAGCTCCGTGACCCATGATGCCGCATTGAGGACCGCCGTAGCCTGGTCGTCGATCTCGTCGCCTACCTTGATCTCGAAAGGTGTCAGGAGCGTCGCCTTCTGCCGCAGTTCGATCTGCGAGGTGAGATGTGCGCAGAGCATCACGTCGTCGTAAAGATTCATCAGCCGTGCCCGGCGCGGATTGTCGACGTTATCCGCCGCGCGCAGCGCCGACCGCCAGGTGGCGATGTCGGACCGGGTCCGCGACAGGGTTTTCGGAACGATACTGCGGATGTAGCCCTCGCGCCGCCTGGCTGTTTTCGGACCATTCGTTTTTACGGCCAAATTCGCGGTCTTATTCGTGGCGTCGTGGGTTTTCCTGCTTCTGTTCTTTTTCTGCATTGTGTGAACGATTAAAGGGTATTTAAACGGTGTTTAGTCATCGAAGCCGTGGCGGAACTTGCGGCGGCTACCCATCCGGGCAGTGATGCGGACCTCTCCGTCTTCGGTCTTGAGCAGCGGCAAACCGGGTGCGAGGGGCTTGTCGGTACCCTTCAGGCCCGCAACCTTCTCGAGCCAGTCGATCGCCGCCCGGCGGTATTCGCTGACCTGCTCGAAGATCAGATCGGTGTTCGCCCGGCGGCATAGGTTCCACACCGCGATATTCTTGCAGTGCTCCAGAAGCGTGGCGTGACGGTCTTCTCCCGTGGCCGAGAATATCGCCTCACAGTCGTATTTGGCATTCAGGTAGCTCCGCGCCTCGTCGATGGCTGCCAGGATCGCCATACGGATCGTGACGGCGCTTGTGGTGATGTTCTGCAGCTGGTATTCGCAGATCGCCGTGTATAAGTCCTCCTTTTCGATGAACATGGCTTACAGGCTTTGATATTCGTCGATGGCGTCGAAACACGGGCAGGCCTTCATCCACTCCCACGGCTCGATGATCCCGTCGCCGTTCAGGTCGGGCGAGAAGTCGCGGTGTCCGCAGATCATGGCGTCGGGAAACTGTTCGCGGAGCTGTTGCAGCAGAAAGAACAGCGACGCCTTCTGTTCCTCGGTGCGGGTATCTTTGGGCTTGCCGTCAGCGTCCAGTCCTCCGATGTAGCAGATGCCGATGCTGTTGGCGTTGCTGCCCTGCACATGGGCCCCGACCTGGGCGATGTCGCGGCCCTTGCGGATCGTACCGTCAAGCAGGATCACGTAGTGGTAGCCGACCTTTCGGAATCCCCGCTGACGGTGCCAGCGGTCGATGTCTTCGATGCCGAACGGCACCCCCTCTTTGGTTGCGCTGCAATGCAGCACGATGTACTTGATTTTACGCATGTCGTTGAATATTGGATTAGTATTTACGCTGTGCCCGGAGGCCGACGCGGTAGGTCCCCTTTGCCTGCCGGAATACGGTATTGAGTTTCGAGAGTGCGCCTTCTGCCGCATCGGGGCCGTCGACGGCTGCACCTCCGCCCTTCTCGAATGCCAGGTACTGATCGACGAGTTCCTGGAAGTCAGGGCTGTCCCGCTCGTCGATATTGAACCACACATTTCGGCGCTCGAAATAGGACTGCGTAGCTTCGATACGGTCGTATTTGTCAGCCTTCGGGCGCTTATCCGCCTTGACGGGGATGTAGTATCCGCGGGCATCGCCCTCGGCATCGAAGTCGTTGACGAACTCGTCCATCGAGAACAGGCCCTCGATCCAATAGCGGACCTTGCGGCAGTTGTGCAGTTCCGTCGTTTCGTATAGGTCATAGAGCCATTTTGCCAGGACCGTGCGGGACTGCTGGCGCAGAAAGCAGTAGATGAAATGGAACTCGCGGTCTTTCTTGCCGACGAGGATCATCCCCTTATGGCATGCCTGGGCCTTGTAGGAAAGGTCTCCGTAGAAGACCAGGGCGTCATACTCGTTCAGGGGCAGCATCTTCTTCCACTGAATGTCCTCGGCCTTGAACACCTTGCCGTCCTCGACGTGGACGTGCATATACTCGCGCATGAACGACCGCGAGGGGATGCTGCGGTACTTTTTGCGCCAGTGCTCTGCCGAGGTCTTCTCGGGCCAGTTCGGCTCGAAGGTCGTCAGGTCCTTCACGGCGGGCACCGTCAGTACCCGGTGTATGGGCTTTTCGCCCTCCTGCCGGGATTTTTCAGCCAGGACTTTGAACTGCTTTTTAAGGCGGTTTGTGATGCTGTTCTTATGAAAGTTGTTGTTGGCATACACGAATCGCCGGGTCGATCCGTCCGCCTCGTCGAAACATCCCATCAGATCCTCGAAGATCCACTCGACGGCCTCGCGCATCAGACGGTCGTTGTTGACATGACGACGCGTGTCGACATCATCCACGGCGATATAGTCGGGGCGCTGCTCCTCCTCGCGGACGCCGCGCGGGTCCTGACCGAAACCGAGAGCCGTGAAGCGCACGCCGTCGGAGGTCAGGAACTCCCCGGACGACCAGTCGCCCTGTTTGTAGCGGCAGCCGTAATCGTTGATCAGGCGTTTGTTGTAGACAAGCTGCGCCTGGCATGCCGAGAGCAGTTTATGCGCCTTGTCCTCGGTCTCGCCGATCAGCAGCATGTAGCGCAGGCGGCCCGTGTACATCAGGTACAGGGGAATACCCATGTCGACGTGTACGGACTTCGCCCCGGATCGGTAAATCTCCCACAAGGCCATGATCACGTCGTTGTCGATGATCTCCTGCGCACCCTGACGGTGGAACCACGCACAGGGCACCTTGGCATAGTTCGGAAAATAGTACTCGAACCAGGTGACGTAATCCTTCTCGATACGTTTCACGCGGGCGATCTTGTCCGCGGGGCGTTCGTGGATGTCTACGACCGAAGCTTTCGCGATGCGTCGGCAATGCTCCTCGTAGTTGTCGATGAGCTTTTGAAATTTCTTGTCGATGTCTGCCATGTGCCGTTACTTTAAGGAATCGACCTGCGCCCGGTGCTGAATGAACATGCGGTGGTATTCTGTGATCTTCACGACCTCCTGGGGGTTGATCTCGGCAACGAAGTTGTCGACCTCCTTCAACACGGAGATCACCACCGACAGCGGGACCTTGCCATCGAAGTATTGCAGGCTTTTGGCTACTTTCGAAAGTCCGTCAGTATCGAGCCGGGCCTTGTTTCTCTCGGCGATCCATTGCATCTCGTCCAGCAACAGTTCGCGGATTTTTCCGGGGGCCGCCAGGCTGGCCTTGCGTTTTTCGTCCCACTTCATACCGCGTCGCCATTCGGACAGCGTGGCCTCACGAATGCCGAGCAACTCGGCAATGCCTGCACAGGTCATTCCCTGTTCTACAAAACAGTTGTAGGCCGCCGTATATAATTTGTGTTTCGGGGTTGTCATATGCTCTTTTTTGTGCAAAGATGGCATGCCGAAACGCGAATGCGAAAAATAGTTCAATACCTTGACAGTCTTTTTGTTGCGTCGGATTTTGAAGCCTATGTTTGCATCAAAAATGAGGCGCATGGCTTTACCGAAATTCATTTTTAACGACGAAACGAAAAAGAACTCGCACGGTTTTTTCCTGCTTAACGGCGGCGGCAAGTTCGAACGCTTCCAGGAGTATTCCCCGATGCTCGACAACCACGATCTCAACCGTCTGATAGGGCGCTGGGACAACCTGCATGTCGAGGGGGCGCTGCTTGTTGCCGATCCTGTCTTCGACGACGGGATCACCCTGGGTGCGGAACGCAAGGGCCAGGTCGAGCGCGGGTTCCTGCGCGGGGCATCGCCCGGCATCGTCATCCTGCGGGCCGAGTACCGCACGAATCCGGCAGGCGGTGAGGACCTCTATGTCACCGAGTGGGAGCTGTTCGAGGGTTCCGTAACCTCCGTGCCGTCGAATGCCGGGGCCGTGACGCTCAAAATCTACACGGGCGACGGCCATCTGGTCGAAGATGGCGACGTGCGTCTTCATGTCGACAACATCGTGAAACTCTGCGCGGAGAGTTCGCCGCAGGGTCGAAAACCCAATATCAAACCAATGGAAAAAATCACCCTTTCCGCCGAGGCATACGTCGCGCTCGGCATCAATCAGGACGCGGACGCTACGGCGATGAGCAAGGCTATCGTGCAGCTGGCTGCCGACCGCAACAAACACAAGGAGACTGCCGATGCCCTGCAGAAGGAGATCGACGCAGCTCGTAAGAAACGCGCCGAGGACATGGTCAATCTGGCCGTTGAACAGGGCAGGATCGGAGCTCCCGCCCGTGAGAAGTACGTCGAGCTCGCCATGAAGGATTACGACCTGGTGTCGGAAACCCTGAAGGCCATCCCCGCGAAGGTCTCGCTGGCGGCTTCCGTCACCAAGATCGCCGGGAACGTGATTCCGGCCGATCGCCAGAACTGGACGCACCTGCGCTGGCTGAAGGAGGACCCCGAGGGCCTTGCGAAGATCAAAGCCGAGAATCCCGAGGTTTTCGAGACCATCCGGAAAAAGCACAACTAATCAAAATCAGACAGATATGCCTATTGAAAAAGAACTGTGGGTTGACATCATCAAAGAGCAGCCCATTCAGGAGGGTGACTTCCTGAACGAATCCGAAGACCTCAGTGCCCTGGTCGACAACAACACGCTGCACCTGGCCGAGGCAGGTGTCGAACCGGAGGTATTCATCGACAACGACACTTATCCGGTCGGTATCGTGCAGCGCGAGGATGTGCCGAAGGACATCCTGCTGCATACCCTCGACACGAAGAACACCGTCGTGCGCAACATCGAGCAGATGCAGGCCGCCTACGACAAGATGCTGAGTGTGACGCGCGGTCATGTGAACGCCCTCACGCGCAAGCGTCGGGCACTGGCCGCCTACAACTGGTGCCCGTTGCAGGACGGCGAGTTCACGCCCGTCCTGGTGACGACTGGTGAACTGGTCAACGGTCGCCGTCGCCTGACGTTCGACGACCTCGATCTGCTCGAGGCGAAGTTCAAGGCAATGGAGGTCGACATGACGCAGCTGTGCCTGGTCCTGACTACGGAGCACGAAGCCGACCTGAAGTCCGAGAACCGCAAGTTGTACAAGGAGTACATGCGTGACGGGAAGATCGGCAATTTCAAGGTCTTCAGCTACCCGCATCTGCCTCTGTTCGACACCACGACGGGCAAGAAGCAGGCTTTCGGCTCGGCCAAAGGCGAGAACAGCGCGATGGCGTCGATCGCCTGGATTCGTACCGAGGTGATGCGTGCGACGGGTACGGTCGATGTTTTCCACCGCGAGAAGGACCCCGAAGCCCGTGGCGACATCCTGGGCTACCAGCAGCGTTTCTCGGCCCTGCCTCTGCGCAACAAGTACATCGGAGCCATCTATTCGGGTAAGTAGTCATGGAAGGAGCTGTGCAGTATCTCGGTCAGTATGCAATCAAGGCGTCCCTGGTGGCCGCAGCCTATTTCGCACCATGCCAGGAGGTAATCGGCATTGTGTTCCTGTTCTGGCTCGCCGATCTCGTCTTCGGTGTTCTCGCCAGCAAGAACCGCCACGCACCTCGATCGTCGCGCCGAATGCGCAAGAGCGTAGGCAAACTGATCGGCTACATGGCCGCGATACTGCTGGCCTTTCTGATCGACAAGCTCGTCCCGAATCTGTGGATCATTCCGCACCGACTGATGGCGGCCTACCTGTGCGTCTGCGAGCTTATCTCGATCCTCGAGAACCTGGCGATCATCACGCAGGCCAAAGCCTTCGTGTCGCTGATCAAGCTGATCCGTGGCAAGAACGACGAAAACGTAATTTACGATTTGATCAATGAGAAAAATGCTGATTATTCTGCTCGCAGCCCTTTTGGCCGCGTGCAGTCCAAGCCTCAAACTGCAATCTTCGCAGACGGAGGCGACCGATACGGTGACCGTGACCGAACAGGTCCGGGATACGGTGGTGGTCCTCGAACGCGACCAGTCGATGCTCCGGGCGCTTCTCGAATGCGACAGCGTGGGTCAGGTGCAGATGCGCCGACTGATGGAGTACCAGGCGGGGAACCGCTTGAAGCCTCCCGACATCGAGGTCCGCGATAATGTCCTGACGGCTACGGCCCAGGCCGACAGTATGGCTATTTACCTGACTTTGAAAGACCGCATCGAACGCCATACGTCCACCCGCAAAGAGTTTCAAGTCGTCGAGGTCAATCGCCTGAATACCTGGCAGCGGACCTGGATGCGTATCGGACAGGTTTCAGCCGTGTCGCTGATCCTGTTCGGGGTCTATAAAACCCGCAAACTGTTAAAAAACTGAAAACATGGATATTAAAGACATGAGCGCCGAGCAGCGCAAGGAGGAGCTGGCCCGCCTGGCTGATGCCGTGAAAGCCGCAAAAGCCGAGACCAAAACCGCAAAGACACGGGTCGCCGAGGGTAAGGACGCCGTGAAAGGCGCTAAAACCGCCGAGGAGAAAGCTGCCCTCAAGGAGAGCCTGGCGGCCCTGGAAGCGGCTTGTCAGGCCGCCACGGCGAAGGTCGCCGAGGCCGTAGCCCGGGAGGCTGATTTCCGCGCCGAGGCCAAAGCCATCGAGGATGCCGAGAAGGCCGAAGCGGATCAGGCCCGCAGGGAAGCCGAGGAGGCTGCCGCCGAGCAGGCCCGTAAGGCCGACCCGTTCCAGGCCCTGGCCGAGAAGTATGCGAAAGCCTATCCCGACTGCAAGGCCTTCCACATCACCAGCGACAGACAGGTGTTCCTCGACAAAGACAAGAACCTCGCGCAGTACCATCAGAAGGGCCTCGGCGAAGGCGAAGTACGAACCATTAACGTGCGATAACCATGGCATTACCTAACGTAACCATCAACCTTGAGAACGGGAACCTGGGCCGTATCGCACAGAGCGACGACGGTGTCGCCGGGCTGATCCTGACGGGCGCCGCCGTCTCCGACAAGCTCGCGCTGAACGAGGTCTACCTGATCAACTCCTCGCGGGACATCGCCCGGCTGGGCATCACGGCTGAAAACAACCCCCTTGCACACAAGGAGCTGACGGCCTTCTATACGGAGACGGGCGACGGCGCCGAGCTGTACCTGCTCGTCGTTTCCGAGGCCACGCTGCTCTCGCAGATGTGCAGCATCGAGGAGGGCTCGCCGCTGAAGAAACTGATCACCTACGCCAAAGGCCGCATCCGCCTGGTCGGCATCAACCGTCTGCCGCCCGACGAGTACAGCGCCGACACCACCGATACGGGCATCGACAAGGATGCCGTGACGGCGGCCACCGCGGCGCAGTCCGTCGGCGAGAGCTTCGCCCGGAAGGTGATGCCCTTCCGGTGCCTGATTCCCGCCGCTGGCTGGGACGGCAAGACCGACAAGCTCTACAAGCCCCGCGAGGGCAGCACCAACCGTGTAGGCTTCGTTATGGCCTGCGACGATCGGACGAACAAGACCGCTGCAATCGGGCAGATGCTCGGACGCGCCGCACGGATTTCCGTAAACCAGTCTTTGGCCCGCGTGAAGTCGGGAGCGATCACCGCCGAGGGATGGCTGACCAACGGCAGAACCCCCGAGGAGTGCGACGCGATGCTCGACCTGCTGGACGAGGCGGGTTACATCATCTACCGCTCCTTCTCGAAGAAGAACGGCTACTACCCGAACGACGACCACATGGGGGCCCCGCTGTCGGACGATTACAGCAACCTGAACTACGGACGTGTGGCGGACAAGGCCACGATCTACGCCTATACTGCCTACATCGAGGAGATTCAGGACGACATCGAGACCGACGACGAGGGCAACATCCCGCAGGAGATGTGCTCGTACTACGAACGCCTGATCGACAACGCCGTCGCAGTGGCGATGCAGGGCGAGATCAGCGACTTCAAATCGTATGTCGATCCGGCGCAGAATGTCCTCTCGACCCGGCGCATGGCGGTTTCGTGCAGGATCAGACCGCGGGGCACGCTGCGGTACATCATCGTAAACCTCGGATTTGAGAATCCGGCAATCAAGCAGTAGCAGCATGAAAATACGAATCAACGGAAAAGAGTACGACTGGGGCACCATCAAGATCATCATGTGGGGCCGCCCGGTGGTCGGAGCGACCAGTGTCGACTACAAGCTCACCAAGGCAAAGGAGGCTCTGTATGCTGCAGGGCGTTACGCCAAAGGCATCCAGCACGGTCAGCGGGCCGCGTCGGGAACTCTGACGCTGCTGCAGAGCGAGATCATCGCCATGAACCGCGCCGCCCGTGAAAAAGGCTACAAGGACATCCTCGACGTGGATATGGATATTCTGATCTCCTACATCCCCGAGGACAGCACGGCCATCACGGTCGACCAGATCATCTGCGCCTCGTTTTCGGAACTCCCCTCGGGCATGAAGGCGGGCGACATGAAAAGCGAGCATGCCATGCCGTTCGTCGCTCTCGACATCGACTACGACATCGCGTCGAAATAAAACAAGCCCACGGCATCGAACCGTGGGCTGTTTAAACACCCTTTAAACCCGCATAAAATCATTATGGAAAAGAAGGATATGGCCGCAAAGATCGCGGCATGGAAGAAGAAGCACGGCGATGTATTCGCCTACGAGGTTGACGGCAAAACCTGCTACCTGCATCGTCCGGGACGTGACGTGATCGCTGCTGCATCGGTGGTCGGCAAAGAGGACCCGTTCAAGTTCGCCGAAGTCATCCTGTCGAACTGCTGGCTCGGAGGCGACGAGGAACTGCGTGACGACGACCGCTATTTCATGGGGCTGTCGCAGCTGATTTCGGAAATCGTAGAGATCAGGGTCGGGGAAATAAAAAAACTTTGAGCGGCACCGAGGTCGTCAAGGGTGACGGGTGGCTGCATGCGGGCAACGCCCTGATCCGCTCGGTGCTGCACATGGACCCCGACACGCTGTCGGACGAGGCGTGGGGCTTTCAGGTGAGAATGGCCGAATGGGTGGAGAATGAGCGGGTACGCAGATATACGCCTACCGCCTGATTTGCCACAGGTCGCGCCACTTGTCGATGTGCATGGCACATTTGAAGCCCTCACCCAAAAGGTTAAGCAAAGCGGCAGCCACAAAGATCAAGAATATCCAACCTGCAACAGTCATAGCAATACAGTTTCTGCAAATATATGGATAATCGCGCAAATTACCAAGTAGATATCGGCGGGAATGTCTTCATCGCGATACAGAATATGTTTGCGGAGTTCACAAAGATCGTGCAGGTCGTCGAGAAAGTCGACGAATCCGTGCAGAACTCGACCCGGCAGATTACGGAACACGTTGACAAGTCGGCCAATGCATTCGGCGGTCTGCAAAAACAGATCGAGCGAATCAGTCTGACCTCCATTATCGAGCAGGTCAAACAATTAGCCGAAGGTGTTGCGAATTTAACAGGTCCCGGCATCGGCTTCGAGCAGTCGATGGCCGACCTGTCGTCGATCACGGGTATCGCGGGCGACGAGCTGCGCGACCTGGGGAAAGTCGCCCGGCAGACGGGTAAGGAGAGCGGGCTGGGTGCGCAGCAGGCGGCGAATGCCTTTGCCCTGCTGGCCTCGCAGATTCAGGTGGACAAGATCGGCATGGAGGGGCTGAAGGCCCTGCAGCAGAACACCATCACGCTGTCCCATGCTGCAGGGATGTCGATGAACGATGCCGCCACGGCCCTGGCCGGAACGATCAACCAGTTCGGTCTTCAGGCTACGGAGGCCAACCGGGTGATCAACATTCTGGCGGCAGGTTCGAAGTACGGAGCCGCGGAGATCGTCGACCTTTCGCAGTCGTTCAAGGTCGTCGGTGCGGCGGCCAATGCCGCAGGCCTCACGGTCGAGGACACGGCAGGTGCGATCGAGGTTCTATCGAAAAATAACCTGAAGGGAGCCGAAGCGGGTACGGCCCTGCGCAACATCATGCTGAAGATGCAGACCGTCCTCGGCGTGGACTTCCGCAAAAACAGCTTCTCGGATGCCCTCGATGCCCTGAAGCCCCGCCTGACGGATGCCGCCTATCTGTCGAAAGTGTTCGGCATGGAGAACATCGCCGCAGCGCAGTTTCTGATCAAGAACTCGGATGCCGTGGCCGAAATGACCGCCCAGGTCACGGCCACCAATGTCGCCCAGGAGCAGGCCGCGATCCGCACCGACACCGTGCAGCAGATGATGGCACGCTGCCAGGCCCGGATCGACGACCTGAAGATCGGGTTTTTCGAACTTACGGGATCAACTGGCGGTTACGCCACGATCATCGCGCAGCAGGCTGTAACTGTTTCGCAACTCTTACCCCTGTTCGGGCTGTTCGGCAAGGCGATCGGTTTTGTCACCAGCGCGGAAAAACTACACACCGTGTGGGCCGGAGCCGTAAAGGCGGCAACGGTGGCATGGACAGGCGTACAGTGGCTTTTGAACGCTTCTCTGTGGGGCTGTCCGGTCACCTGGATCGTGGCAGGGATCACGGCCCTGATCGCCGTCATCACCGTTTGCGTTACGAAGGTCGAGGGCTGGGGCAAGCAGTGGGACAGCGTCGTCAAGTTTATGAAGCTGACGGGCAAGTTGTTCGTCGAAACGATCAAGTACGAGTTCAGCACGATGGTCAACGGCATTATGATCGGCCTGGATTACATAAAACTCGGGTGGTACAAGTTCAAGAAGGCCGTAGGCCTGGGCGACAAGGCCGAGAACGAGGCGATGATCTCGCAGATTTCGGGCGACATCGACAGCCGCAAGAAGGCCATCGTCGACGGGGCCAAGAACCTGAAGAACCTCGCCCAGGATGCCGGGAGTTCCCTCTCCTGGGAGCTCTCCTGGAAAAACGGCAAGAATGGCGCAGCCAATGCCGTCAGTCCGTTGATTGCGGCTTCTGAAACCCCGGACGGCACGAAGACGCCCCGCACGAAACAAAAGGTAAACATCGACTTCTCCAAGACGGGGACCGGGACCGGGTCCGGGAGCAAGACGGTGCTCGATCTGAACAAGATCATCCCCGACATGAAAGGATCGGCGGCCTACACGGCCATCGCCTCGCGGCTTTCGGCGGTGCGGGTTCCGTCCCTGGCGACCGCGGCGGCATCGTTGGCCATGCCGCTCACGGTGGCGGCGACTACGCTCCCGCAGTCCGGGGGAACGGCCCGGCCGACACCGACGGAACTGGCATACGACAGTCAGCGCCGCGGAGGTGTCACGATGAGCAAATTCTGCGACACGATCGAGATACACATCGCCAACGCCGACGGGAAGGGCTACAATCAGATCGAGGAGGAAGTCACTGCCGTACTGAAAAAAGTCTTGGACGAATATGAAGCATAAGTATAACATCGAGCACCTGCTGCAGTCGATCATCGGCTATAAGGGCCTGCCTTATCCGGGAGCCTTTTCCCCGAATCGTCCGGCCGGCAGCTACACCGGGGACAACTTCGACATCCCGACCTCTCCAGCTCCGCAGCAAGAGCTCGTGAAAGGTACGCGCCTGTACAAGAAGGATGCCCTGGGCAGGTGGTACTTCATGCCCGTATTCATCAGGCATCAGGACATACGGGGCGAGGATCACACCCTCGAGCTGGAGAACGCCGTGATCAGCATTACTGGAACCAAGAACATCGTGCGCACGCCCCTGGTGGGCCGCCGCGGGTCGGTCAAGGAGCTGATCAGCATCGGAGACTACAAAATCTCCGTCGCGGCCTTCATCAGGTCCGCAGACGGCAGTTATCCCGAGGCGCAGATTGCGCGCATGAAGGAACTTTACAACATCAACGAATCGGTCGAACTGATCTGCGTGTTGACGGACCTGCTGCTCGACGAGGGCGACCGGGTCGTGATCACGGACATCCAGTACCCGCCGACGCCCGGTGTGGAGGATGGCCAGGCGGTGACGATCGAATGCGAAACGGATTCACCTTTTGAACTGATAGTGCAATAGCCATGTATCTACCGTGCAGTAAAATAACCATCGGAAGCAAGTATTTCGGCGGAGTGCATGACATCAAGATCAAGCGCTCGATTCATACGATCGGGGCCACGGCTTCGGTGAAGGTTCCGGTGACGGCGGTGCTCCGGCAGACTGGGACCCCTCCGGCCTACGTCGAGACTGCACAGGTGATCAAGGCGGGCGATCCGGTGGAAATCCAGCTCGGGTATGACGGACGCCTGTACACCGAATTTCGGGGTTATGTGAAGCAGCTGAACTTGCAGACGCCCCTCGAGATCGTTTGCGAGGACGAGTTCTACACCACCCGCCGCCGGAATGTCACGCTGCAGGGGAAGACCACGCTCGCTGCTGTTTTGAAAGCCTGCGGCCTGCAGGTGGGATATGCCGCGACGCTGACCCTCGAGGCATTCCCTGCGGACAATAAGCCCGTGGCGTGGGTCCTGGGACAGTTGCAGACCAAGTACGGCCTGGCGGTATGGTTCGACCTCGAGGGGCGTGTCTACGCCTGCGAGCCTTACAAGGTCGTCGGCGATGCCGTGAAATACCGCCTGCGCTACAACGTGGTGAAGGACGACGATCTGAAATATCAGCGGGCCGAAGACGTGAAGCTGAAGATCAAGGCCGTGTGCATCTACAAGGACGGGACGAAGGTCGAGGCCGAGATCGGTCCGAAGGACGGGACGGAGAAGAAGCTGTACTTCTATGACGTGAAGGATCAGCAGGAACTGGCAGCCCTGGCGGCGGCAGAATTGAAGCGATACAGTTACGACGGTTATGCAGGCAGGATCACCGCCTTCCTGCAGCCCTATGCCGCCCCGTGCATGGTGGCCGAGATCGAGGACGAGGTCTACCACGAGCGGGACGGACGGTATTACATCGAAGGAGTAGAAACAACCTACGGGACGGGCGGAGCACGCCGGACCGTGGAAATAGGGATAAAAATATGAGCAGCGAGAAAGAGATACGCGAGGTCCGCATGATGTTATCAGAGCGGTTGCGCAATGCGGCAAAGGCGGCCATGTACGGCACGGTCAAAAGTGTCGACGAGAACGCCAGGACGTGCGACGTGCAGATCGGCGGCATTGTTTACGAAGGGGTGCTGCTGTACTCCGTCGAGAAGGAGAACCTGCGCGGGAGGGTGCTGATCCCCAAGAGGGAGAGCGCGGTGATCGTCGCCCGGATCGACGCGAGCGACCGCTTGTATGTGGCGTTGTTCTCCGAGATCGACAAGGTGGTCTTCACCCTCGGGGATCAGGTGACCATGACCTGCGATGGGGAACGGATCGAGGCCTCGGCCCCGAAGATCGTCCTGAACGGCGGCGAGCTGGGCGGACTGATCAATATCGAGCCGCTCACCCGCAAGATCAACGACCTGATCGAGGCCTTCAACACGCATACGCACACCATTCCCTCGGGAGCGGTGGCCGTGACCGGAAGCGCATCGGCGCAGAACAATCCCAAGCCCGTAGAGGTTCCCGCCCCGGCATCGAAGCACGACAAGGTCCGGCGCGGGGATTATGAGGACACCAACGTAACGCATTGATACGATGATCGACATTTTACAGACATCGACGGGGGACGTGGAGCTGTCCGACGATCTGATCCGGACCGAGGCGACGGAGCAGCACAAGCGGGACCTGCTGCTGGCAAGCCAGGGCGATTTCAAGGAGGCGCCCACCGTCGGCGTCGACTGTGTATCGTTCCTGCATGACACCGATCCGGCGGACTTCCTCCGAACCGTGCGCAAGCAGTGCGAGCGCGACGGAATGCGGGTCGATGCCATAGACTACGATACGGACGGAACATTGACGATAAGCGCAGAATATGACGACAGCAACAGTTAAGGCCCGGCAGACGGTCTACGACATCGCCCTCGAGCAGTATGGAACCTGCGAGGCCGTGGGCGAAATCCTTGCCCTGAATCCGCAGATCGCCAACGATCCGGAAGCCCTCGTGCAGCTGGGGATCGACAGCATCGGCGAAACGGGGTTTTACCTGGATGTGGCCGTTGCACCGGGGACGCAGCTGCGCATCGACGACGAAAGCGGCCTGATGCGCAAGAACACGCTCAAAGAGTTGGGAAACGACATAACAACCTACCGATATGGCCAGAACGATTAACGACATACAGCAGTCGATCATCACCGACCTGCAGACCTATTTCCCGAAGCTCTCGACCTCGAAGGTCGCCGAGTGGCGGCTGTGGACCTATGTGGTCGCAGCGGCGATCCACGCCTTTGAAATAATTCTCGATCTGTTCCGCCAGGAGGTCGACGAGCTGACGACCAAGATCACCCCGGGCACTAAATTGTGGTATGCGGAAATGTGCTATCGCTTTCAGAACGGGCACACGCTGGTATTCGACAAGAACACGGCGCAGTTCTACTACGAACAGGACGATCCCGACAGCCGGATCGTGAAAGTCGTGGCTGTGAACGAGGCCTACAAGATGATTTCGATCCGCGTGGCCAAAACCGACGGAGAGGGCCGGATCATCCCTCTGGACGACAGCGAACGCCGCAACCTGACCGACTACATCGACACGATCCACACGACGGGTATTCCTACGACGATCGTAAGCACGACTGCCGATACGATACGTTACAACCTGGTGGTGTATTATGACCCGGCAACCCCCTCGAGTGTTGTACGCGAGAAGGTCGAACAGGCCCTCGAGACGTTCAAGACCTCGCTGTCATTCGATGCCGTATTCTATGCCCAGCGGCTCGTAGACGCCGTCATGCACGCCGAAGGTGTCGTGACGGTAAAGGTCGTAAGGCTCGAGCATAAGACCAGCGCCGGGGCGGACTTCGCCCCCGTCGATGTGTTGGCCGAACTGGCCGCAGGGTATTTCGAGTACGCAGCCGAGGGGAACACGCTGACCCTGACATCTACCAAATCGCTATGAGGAACTATAAGATAGACTTCCGGAACCAGGTGCGGCAGCTCCTGCCGGAACACAAGCGTCAACCCGTCCGTCTGCGGATTCTGCGGGCCTTTGTAAAGCCGCTGGCGGACCTGTTCGCCGCCTTCAGCCTGTGGCGCGACGAAACCCGTAAACTGCTCAACGTGACCAATCAGGAAGGAGTGCTCGAACAGTTCCTGCGCAACAAATACGGAGCGGCGGACATCACGATCGAATCCTACCGTGAAACGGGGTTTGCGGTCGGGATACGCTCCGAAGGTGTGGGCGTGGCAGTCCCCGTGGGACTGAACAGGGGCGAAGGTACTCCGGCGGTAGTATCGCTCCGGGGAGAGAACCGCGAGCAGTTCGGGGATGTGGACTTCATCGTCCATGTTCCGGCAGGTGTCGATGCCGAACAGATACGGGCTGACATCGAGAAATACAGGGCTGCTTTAACAACGTATAAAATAGACCAAAGATGAAAAGACAAACACAAGTGCTCGGCGTCCGTAACTGGTACGGCGATGCGTTCGTATCACTCCAGGAGGAGCCGCTGAAGGTGATCGACGGCTTCTTCTCCCAGTACGGGGCTTTTGTCCTTTCCGGATGCGAGGTGAAGGCAAACGGCAGCAAGTACGACATAGCGCCAGGTCTGGTCGTGCTCGAAGGGCCCGGGGCCGACAATGCGACGGTCAAGGTCGTCGTGCCCTTTGCCGGGATTACTGCGACAGCCCTGCCCGTCTACCTCACACTGGGCTACGAGACCGAAACGGATGTCTACAACGACGGCAACGTCAAGCCCATCGCCCACATCTACAAGGCTGTGGCAACAACCGTAAAACCTGCGGGCAGCTATGTGCAGATCACCCGGGACGGCGGCGTGCGGTTCATCGACGCGATTCAGGATGCTACACATCGGCTTATCACTGATAACGAGCGTAATAAATGGAACAGCAAGGCAGATCAAACCGATGTCGCAGGCGTATTTAAGTATGACTATATCGTTGACAGCGTTGCGAAACTCTCCGCGTTGGCCAATAATCCCAACGCCCATCATGTCCTAATCAAGAGCGGCACATGGACTGTGAATGCTCCGATCGGAATACATGCCAACTGCAAAACGATCACCGGGGAACCGGGGAGTAAAATTGTCGTCAGTAATCCCACCGGCGCAGGAACGTCTTTGGCTCCAATCGCCGCTTTATACATGATCGAGCGAGGTAATAACACCAAATTGATTAACGTGACGGCAGAAATAGAATCATCCTCGGCCCAAATGTATTTTACGGTCTTCAACGGGTTTGGAAGCTTGGAACGATGCGTAGCAATCAACAATCCGTCGTTTAATGGAAACGGTACCATAAAATGTTCCGGATATGCAAATTGTTCGCACCTGATTGACTGCGAGGCGCTCTGCCGCGCAAAATGTACCAGTGGGAACTTGGACAAGACAGTCTGCGGATTTGACTCCTGTGAAAATTTAACCCGGTGCCGGACATCTGTAAGTGGCGACAGTTATTCTGGGGCAATTAATTATATGCGTGCGAAGGGGTTTTATTATTGCAAATTCCTGACAAACTGCGAGGCAACAGTCGCAAACACACAATACAATGGACATGTGGCAGCATTTGACCACTGTGATTACCTGAATAGTTGCAAAGGCACGGCATCCGGTGCCGGGACAGGATATGGCGCAAGGTTGGCATTCGATTACTGCGAATATATGGCGAATTGTCAGGGCGAATCATCCGGCAACGCAAACGGCACCGATAGCGGCGTTCCTTTTCGCCACTGCAACAACATAGCGCAGTGCCGCAGTATCGCAAACTGTACGGGAGCGCCTGGTTTCTACCAGTGTTATTATATGACCTATTGCACCTCGACAAAAAACTTTGACCTTTGTTTCGCCGGAGCCAAAGACAACAGTACATATGCAGCGGCTGATACTTTAAATGGTGGCTGGAACCGCATTTTAGCATGAAGCAGATAGAAAATGATACAATCCCGTTCGGGACTTTCGTCGCATTCAATTATTTCGGCCTGGTGTTCGTGAAGCGTCTGTTGTTGCCTGATGAACGGAACCACGAAGCCATACACACCCGGCAGCAGATCGAGTGGCTGATCCTCTACGCGACGGCGCTCCTGGTGCTGATTCCTGCCTGCGGATTATCCTGGCGGTGGCTTTGTACTGTGCCGATCTGTTACCATGTCGTCCTGTACTGCACCCTTTGGGCCCTCGAATGGTTGCTGCCGCCATACGACACGGCATACCGAGACATAGCCCTTGAGCGGGAGTGTTACGACAACCAGGCCGATCAGATGTATCTGAAACGCCGCAAATGGTTCGCATGGGTTAAATACCTGTTTAAACGACCTGTAAAATGATACCGAAATTACCGATATATGCCAAAGGCGACAGCATGGGGATTGCTGTATATCCGACGGGAGTTTCTCTCGAAGAGGTGGAGATCGACATGTTGGTTTACACGACCGGGAACGGGCCGAGAATTTACGGATCGACGCAAGGCAGCGGGCTGCCGATCGTCAAAGGAACCGATCGGGCTGTGTTCAATATCCCATCCTCGGAAACCGGAAAACTCGATGCGGGTATCGCAACGCTCGAAACGACCTATACTGTAAAGGCGTCAGGTTATAAAAAAACGTTGACCAACCGATTGCTTATACTTACAGATACAAAAATAATGGATTTTTATGGATGATAAACTAACCCATATTATCCTGACAGATCATGCTTTGCGTTATGGACTGGACGGAAAGTCGGCCTATGAGATCGCACAGAAGTATGGTTATGAGGGAACCGAACAGGAATATGCAGAAGGACCTGTCATCGCAAAAGACAAAGCTAATAAGGCTGCTGATAGTGCGGATAAGGCTGCTGAACGTGCAAAAAAATCAGCCTCAAACGCCGACCAGCAGGCCGCGCGTGCGAAATCCCTGGCCGACCACCCTCCGAAGATCGTGGATGTCGGGGGGCTCAAATACTGGGCTTTTTGGGACGATGCGACCAAAGGCTACGTAACCTCGGAATACCGGGCGGACGACGGCACTAT